ACGATGCGACGTGAACGCCCTGAGCTATTTGCCAAGTCGGTTGAGCTTGAGCAGATTTTGCAAAAGCGTCGCGCAGAGCTTGGAAAAGACAAGGTTTATTTGAGCAGTATTGGCGGCAGAAAAGAAGTTGATTTGATTGACGTTATCCCTGAGCAGCTTGGGCTATTTGGCTGGGAGCCTGAAGAAGGTTGTGAATCTGGATACTGCATGACCTGACTAGACTCTATTGAGATTGTCGCCTTCAAGTAATGGCCCGCCGCTACGTCAGAGACAAGCGTGGCCGTTTTGCATCTAAAGGATATTCAGGGCAAACAAGTGGCACGGGTTCCCGGTTGACTGGTAAGGCAGGCAAGACTAGGAAGGAAGGCGGCGCCAAAGCAAAAGGCCCGTCACAATCTGGCGTTATTAAGCCTGGTAAAGGCAAACCAAAGCCTGCGTCAAGCATCAAGGCAACGGGGAATCTTCCTAAACCACCCAAGCAAAACAGCATTGCACGCACTGGCGGCAAGTTTGGGCCGAAGAACACTATCAAGCCTGGTCCAAAGTCACCACGGACCAAGATGAACAAAGCCGTTGACGGCATCATTGCCAAAGGCAAAGAATTAAAAGGTGCAAAGGAAAAGATTCAGGACTTAAAAGGTCAGCTTGATAATTTGAAGGGCAAGATGCTGAAGCAGGATAAAAAGCGTGCGCAAAAGGCATTTGACAAACCTTCTGTCACTGACAAGCGCAGTCGTGATTTCCTAGGTAGGCTTACTAAGGAAGGCAAGAAACAAGACCCGTCAACGGGTGGCAAGAAGAAACGCAACCGCAAAAAGAAATGACTCAGCCAAACGTCACCGCCGTTGGGCGCATCCTCAAGCCCAAGCATGGTGAGCCACGCAAGCACCAGGTCATCAAAATCGGTGCTGATGGTGGTCCATATATCGTCATTGACAAGATTCTGGATGAAATGACTACGGCAACAGTGGCAGACTAAACTGACTGCATAAGGGATTTGTGGGTTCGCTGTGTATTCTGGGTATAGCCACTACAATCGACAACGGGCTGCCAAGATCTCGCAAGTCAATGATCCCAACGGTGCTTGGATAAAGCAGGAACCCCACTGGGGGTTGATTGAAGATCTAACTGGTGGCACGTATGAAATACGAAGGCGGCACAGGAGATACTTGCCGCAAGAACCCAGGGAGCTAGACGAGTCTTACGATAATCGCCTGGCCCGATCAAACGTGGCACCGTACTATATGCGCCTTGAGCGAATGCTTGCAGGCATGTTGGTTCGCAAGCCTGTGAAGCTGAATGATATTGCGGATATCATTCGTGAACAGTTATTCGATGTCGATCTACAGGGCAATGACCTGAATGTGTGGTGTTATGAAACAGCTCGTAAGTGCATACGCTATGGTCATGTTGGCGTTCTTGTTGATGCTCCTATTGCTGGGAGCACTGGACGTCCCTACTGGGTTACCTATACACCAAGGGAAATCCTGGGATATAGGCACGAGAAGGTCGATGGTTCAGCCAGGCTGACACAGCTCCGGCTCGCGGAGAATATTATCCTTCCAGATGGCGAGTACGGTGAAAAATACGTCGAGCAAGTCAGGGTGCTTACCCCTGGGGCCTTTGAAGTCCATCAGCGAGATGAAGACGGCGAGTGGGCTGTCACTGATAGTGGTACCACGAGCTTGGATGAGATACCATTCTCTATCGCGTATAGCAATCGAGTCGGTGAGATGGAGTCGCGGCCGCCACTTGAAGACATTGCAGAGCTGAATCTCAAGTCTTATCAGATCCAGAGTGATCTAGATAACATCATGCATGTCTCAAATGTGCCGATGCTCGCCTTTTTCGGGTTCCCATCAGCAGCAGAAGAAGTCACGGCTGGCCCAGGCGAAGCCATTAGTTTCCCTGCAGACGGCCGGGCTGAGTACATCTCGCCTGATGCCTCTTCCTTTGACGCCGCATTTAAGCGTTTAGACCAGATCGAGAAGCAGATCAATGAGTTGGGGCTGTCCGCTGTCCTTGGGCAGAAGTTATCTGCTGAGACTGCAGAAGCCAAGCGAATCGATCGCAGCCAAGGTGACTCAACAATGATGGTGATTGCTCAGAACATGCAAGATGCCATCGATAACTCCTTGCGCTTTCATGCCGAGTATCTACAGGATGCCCAGCCTGGCAGCTGCCTAATTAACCGTGATTTCATGGGTGCACGACTGGATCCGGCAGACATTTCTTCTTTGATGCAGCTCTATGTTGCGGGTACTATCACACAGGAGACGCTACTGACCCAGTTGTCTGATGGTGAGGTTCTGGGTGATGACTTTGATGTTGAAGCCGAGATAGAATCGACCCAAAATGGTGGTTTGGGTGGCGATGACCGGCTGCCTGCAGAAGAGCAGCAGGAAGAGATACCCGATGCATAGCTGGCTTCTCGGATTTCTCAGGTTGTTTGGTATCAAAAAGATGACGAGTAGGCAGAGGCTTCTATACGCTGCACAAGGTCAGCTCCCAGATGATGTCTTTGCTCTTGTCCGGATCACTCGATTCTCGGATTTCTATGCCACCAACGTCCTTGAAGTCAAGTTGATCTATGGCGAGCAGTCTGTCGAGGAATTGGCGCCCGGTTTTCGTCAGATCCTAGTGGAAGCACTGAAAAATGGCGCCGATGTCTCCGTGATCACTGATGTATCTCCGGTTTCTTTGGGTATCTGTGAGCAGTGAGCACACCATCCGAGCTATACCGTAATGCGATCGATCTGAATCGGTATAGCAACAGCGTGGCCAGGGGCATCGTAGGTACCTACAACGACATCATCATCGATGCAGTCAACCAGATTGACAATCTCTTGCCCAATGTCACAAATGATCAGCTCCCCGAGCTGAGGGCGCCAGATACGCTCAATAGACTGCGATCGGTTTTGGCGCAGATCCAGGAATCTCTTGAAACCTGGTCATTCGAAGCGGCTGAAGAGTTAATTGCAGAATTACAAGGGCTTGCCGAGCTACAGAGTGAGTTTGCTCAGGCACAGTTAAAGCGTGCGTTGCCGCGTGGTGCCCGAGAGATCTTAAGGAGTGTTGCAGTTTCGCCGCAGTTTGCCAGGTCTGTCGTGCTGTCAGACCCGACTCAGTTAAATGTCGTGACTCTCTCGGACGACATATATGGCGCAGTCCTAGGATCAAGTCAGAAGTACAACCTGACGGCAACTCAAGGATCCTTGATCACACTTCCCAATGGCAAGATCGTCTCCAAGGCCTTCAGAGGGTTGGCCGAAGACCAGGCTGAACGGTTTGCACGCGCAATACGCGCAGGGCTAGTGTCGGGTGAGCCAACTCCAAAATTCACCAGAAGGCTGATTGGTCGATTGAGGTTCGGAGATAAAGGACCACTTACGACAGGACAAGCACGTGCTGCGGATTTGTCGCTCCTAGAAACATATCAGGCAGGAGGAGACCTTACGAGGATGGCCAATAGGCAGATTGCCACTCTGGTGCGCACAACCGTCAATGAAATATCAAACGCGGCTTCACAGCAGGTCTACAAGGCTAATGAGGACATAACTAAGAAATATCGGTATCTGGCAACGCTTGATTCGAAGACATCCGCGATTTGTCGTGCGCTTGATGGGCGAGAATTTGAGTATGGCGATGGGCCCGAACCACCCCAGCATTTCGGTTGCAGGTCAACCACAGTGCCTGTGATCGACTACGAAGAGCTGGGTTTCGATCCACCACCAAAAGGCAAGCGTGCAGCTAAGGGTGGCATGGTGCCTGCAGACATCTCGTACGGTGAGTGGTTATACGAGGATGGCAGTCGCGATGCTCATGAAAGGCAAGAGGACGCGCTCGGGCCTGAGAAGGCTGCCTATTTCAGAAGACTCGCACGTAAGCATGGCCCAAAAGCTGCAATCGCTAAGCTCGTTCGTGATGATGGCTCAGAATTGACGCTTGCAGATCTCCGGAGGAGATATGGAAAGATTGACTAAGTAGCAGCAGGCTATCTCCAGAGGTAACATGTAGGTGTTTATGAGCCTACGGCTTATCTATGTCAGACGAGAATCAGATTGAGACTGCGCCTTCAGCCAGCCAAGAAACAAATCAGGAATTGGAGCAATTTAAAAAGAGTGTCGAGGCTCTTGAACGCAAGAATCATGAGCTGATCGGCAAGCTCAAAAAGGCAAAATCGATCCCAGACGGGGTTGATGTCCAGGAGCTTATCGAGTTTAAGCAGAAAGCCGAACAAGGCAAGCTCGAAGCTGAAGGCAAGTACACCGAGGCAAGACAGGCTCTTGAGCAACAATACCGTGATGCCGTTGCAGAGAAAGACGCTCGGATAGCGGAGCTTGAGACCAAAGTGCGGGAGCTCGAATTGATCACGCCTGCTGTCTCCGCTTTGGCGGATGCTGTGCATGATCCGGATCTCATTCTTAAGACCAAACTAAAGAGCGATCAGATCGAGCGCGATCCAGATGGCACAGTCGTTGTCGTTGACGGGTACCAGCGTACACCTGTCTCAGAATGGGCCAAGGGGCTGCCTGCATGGATGCAAAAGCAGCCTAAGCCGCAAGGGTCTGGAGCACCTGCTGGCAGATCGACGGGTGAAGTGCCTCCCGGCATCAAGAATCCATTCGCACAAGAGACGTTCAACCTTACCGAGCAGTCACGGCTCTTTAAAACTGATCGAGATCTGTATGAGAGGCTGAAGAATGCTGCATCACGTTAAACTGCAGATGACGGCAACGCTACGCTACGCCAGCCGGGTTACGCCCAAACTGTGTAAACACTAATTTGAGGATCAAATCATGGCGGTGCTCCGCTCTGATATCATCATCCCAGAGGTATTTACTCCATACGTTATCGAGCAGACCACGCTGCGTGATGCCTTCTTGGCTTCTGGTGTGGTTCAGCCGATGTCCGAGTTAAATGCCACTGAGGGCGGTGATTACGTCAATGTTCCGTTCTGGAAGGCAAACCTTACAGGCGATTTTGAAGTCCTGTCTGACAGCACTTCGCTCACCCCTGACAAGATCAGCACTGACAAGCAAGTCGGCGTGATCGTGCATCGAGGCAGGGCTTATGAGGCACGAGATCTTGCTGCACTCGCGGCAGGTTCTGACCCCATGGCCGCGATTGGTCAGAAGCTGGGTGCGTATATCGCTCATCAGCGGCAGAAGGACATGATCAGCTGCCTGCAGGGTGTCTTTGGGTCCCTCAATGCCAACACCAGTGCGTCCGCCTTCTTTGATCTGACGATCGACTCTGAGAGCGGCGACACTCCAACTGCGCTATCGCCCCGCCATATTGCGCAAGCACGCGCGATCTTGGGTGACCAAGGCGAGAAGCTGACCACGATCTGCATGCACAGCAAAGTCTTCTATGACCTTGTTGAGCGTCGTGCTGTTGACTACGTTGCCGCTGGTGACACCAACGCTGGCGCTACTGCATCTGGTGGTTCGATTGCCGCCGCCTACGGTGAAGTCAGCGTGCCCACCTACATGGGTCTGCGTGTGATCGTCTCTGATGATGTAGAGACTGCCGGTTCTGGCGGTACTACTGAATACGCAACCTATCTGTTCACTCAGGGTTCTGTTGCCTCTGGCGAGCAGGCTGGCACTGATATCGAAACCGATCGCGATATCCTCGCAAAATCGGATGCGATGTCGGTTGACCTTCACTATTGCTACCACCCCGTGGGAGCGAAGTGGAATGTCCAGACACCCAACCCAGACCGCACAACGCTCGCCACTGCCACTAACTGGGCAAAAGTCTACGAGACCAAGAATATTGGTATCGTACGGGCAACCAACGTCTCCAACATGGATTGAGGAGGTAACTGAACATGGCTAGTTTCTTTGAAACCTCTGCCGGCAAGGCAATCGGGTACACTTCTGGTGGCGCAGTCACACAGCTGACTGACAAGACCACAGGTGTAACTCTGGATCAGTCCTGTGGCCAGATCACTCTGGCTGCTGGTGCCATCGCAGGCGGTGCTGAAGCGTCATTTACGGTGACGAATGATCGCGTTGCTGCTACAGATGTGGTGGTTGCCTGCGTTGGGTCTGGCGGTACCTCTGGTGCCTACCACGTTGGTGTTGGGGCTGTAAGCTCGGGCTCTTTTGAGCTGACTGTCACCAACCTCACTGCGGGTGGCTTGGATGAGGCCCTTGTACTCAACTTCGCTATCATCAAGGCGGCTGCATCCTAAGGGTGGGAATGTTCGCTTTCCGACGGATGCGTGAACGGGAGGTTGCCTCTAATGAGGCAGCCTCTTTTTCTATCGCTGAGCCTAAAATCGCAGAAGAGCCAAAGCCTAAAAGGCGAAGGACTGTCAAACCAAAGATTGACAAGGATGTAATTGAATGACGTTCGGAATCATTGCCACGCCTGGTGCTGCTGACGCCAACAGCTACGTCACTGAGGCTGAGGCTACGAATTACATCGCTGAGATGATTCTGAACAGTGATGTTCAGCACTGGGGCACCGGCAATGAAGACAGCCGCCATCGTGCTTTGGCTGCTGCGACCCAGCGCCTTGACCGCGAGAGGTACCTGGGTGCCAGGGCAACAGACACTCAAGCACTGCAATGGCCGCGTACAGGCGTAAGGAAACCCGACACGTACATCAACACATACAGTGTTGGTTTCCCGTTTCGGATCACGACTGATTACTTCGCCGATACCGAAGTCCCCGAATATATCAAGCGTGCTCAGGTTGAGCTCGCCGTTTATCTGCACCAGAATGTCGAAGGTTTGGGGCTTTCAGGGCTTGAAGACTACAAAAGCGTTTCGATTGGCAGCATCAGCGTCACCCCGAATCAGTTTGGTGCAACTGGTGCTGATCGCATCCCACCGATGGTTGAGCGATATCTCATAGGACTTAGAATAAGTGGGCCAGGGAACATTGCCATCAAGAGGAGCTAATTATGGGTTACGCCTACCCAGGATCTGAGTACATTTCAGACACTGCAGCGCATACAGGCCGCTTCGGCAAGATCGTCGCTCTTGAGAATACGGTCATTGCAAGTATGACGGCAGAGGATGTCACCGGCAATGCTTTGACTGCTGTAACGCTGAACTCTAGCTGTGAATTCTGCGGTGTGATCACCAGCATTACTCTGACCAGCGGCAGCGTGCAAGCTTATCGCCTCTGATTATGAGCCTTGCCAAATCGCTGCAAAAGGTTGCTCAGAAGGTCGTCAACAAGTTCGGTGGCCTTGTTGATGTTCGCATTGTTAGCCGTGGCACCTACAACACTGACACTGGCACTGTTTCTGAATCTGAGGCGGTCAACGAAGTTCGAGGTGTGCTCGATCAGGTGTCAGCGGCAGAGGTTGGTGATTTAGTTAAAGCAACCGACAAAAAGCTAACGATTGCAGCCGTTGAATTTAATGGCAATCTCAGCCTTGATGATCGCGTGATCATCCTCGGTGTTGCTTATCAGATTGTCAGGATCGCAACGATTGAGCAAGATAATCTGCCGATCACTTTTGACCTGTTCCTGAGAGCGTGACATGCCACGTAATATCAAAATCACGGAGATCGTCAAATATTCTCAAGACCAGTACGAAAGACTGCTGCGTTCTGCCGTCCTTGAGACTGATCTGCGACTAAAGAACGGCAGCCCTGTTGCTTCAGGACGACTTCGTGTTAGCTGGCAGATTGGGGAAAACTCTGCACCAGGCGTACCTAAACCGCCTGGTGATTATGGTGGCAAGGTGCCACCGCCTGAACGAGTTAACTATAAAACCGAGAAAGCCGGGAATGTATATAGCATCCACAACAATCTGCCTTATGTTGAGCCTGTCTTAATGGGCAATAATATGCCGCCATCCTGGAATAGCCGTTGGCGATCCAAGGACGATCAGATCCAGCGTGGCTACCCTTTGGTTGTCGCAAAAGATATACAGACCTGGATCCAGATTGAAGCTGCCAGAATCGCTCGGAGTTCATGACAAGCGCTTACAACAGCATCAGGGCTGCTATCGAGGCCAGAGTGCTCGAAGAGATGGAGAATCCGGCGCCTTACCCGGTTGCGTTCCAGAATGTGCCATTCACGCCTCCCAACAATTCTCCTTGGGTCAATTGTTCTGTCACCTTTGGCGACAGTGCCTACGCGACGATCCTCGGTCCGTCGACCGGATACAACCGGTATAGCGGTGTTGTAATCCTCGATATCTTTAGCCCCATAGGCATCGGCTCGGGTGATAATTACGACATTGGGGGAAGGCTTAAGCAAGTCTTTGACCGCCAGGCATTTGGCAATATAGTCTTTGATGCTGCATCTGGGCCTGCTCAGGTTCAACCAGCCACTCCAGAGTCTTTCTTTCAGACTCGATTGAGTATCAGCTTCCAGGCACATCTAGAATAGGCCAGAAAGCCACTACCGTTCAAACATCATGGCTACTGTTCTGTCCGGTACGTCCGGCGCTCTTTATTACAAGCCTGCAGGCACTTCCGTTACCACGCTGTCTGCAACTGATTTCCCTGCAACAGGCTCTGACATTCAGGTCGGTACTTACTTGGGTTTTCAGGTCAATGATCCTGTGACCCTTGCTTATCCAGCAGGCGCTACAACTACCAACGCCATTGCTGCTGGCGACTATTTCATCCTGACTTACGATGCTGCAACCGGCGTTGCAACTCTTAGTTCAACTGCTGGTGGTGCTGCTGAAACGGCAACCGCGCAACCAAGCGCTTTTGGCGGTGAGTTTGCAAGCCTGACTTACACCAACTTTGAGGCTGTTGGTGATGTTCGTGAGTGGTCTTTTGAGATCACCCGTGACGAGATCGACGTGACCACCATTGGACAGACCTTGGGCCAATACACGCCATTCAAGACCTACATCACTGGTTTTGCTGATGGGTCTGGCAATGCCATGGTCTACACCACTGATGATGATTCAACCATTGCAACCCGCTTGGTTGAAGACGTGATTCAGCGGAATCAAACGGGTGTTCAATTCAAGCTCTACATTGACCGCGTTGTGGTTTCTGGGGTTGTCAATGACACCTTAAGCCGTAGTGTTGAGCTTGAAGCCGTGTTGACTTCTGCCAACTTCACGGTCAATCCCGATGACGCTCAAATGGTTGATGTCGCTTTCCGCCCATCTGCTGCGCCAAGTTTTGATCTGGCTAAGTCTTGATCATTCTTGGTTCATTGAACCCCTGGCCTTGCGCTAGGGGTTTTCCATATTTATCGTTGGATTAATTAGGAAACCTTTACATGCCTGCTGCGCCAAACCTAAATGCGCTTGCGCGACTAAAAAAAGCGGCGAATCTTGTCCCGATCAAGCGCATCGTCACACTGACGGATGGCACCGAGTTTGAATTTTGGGCTACACCTCTGACGATGGCAGAGCGTGAGCGTGCTCAAAAAGCTGCCAGCAGTGATGATGCTGCCCAATTTGCGCTGCAGCTATTAGTCCAGAAAGCGCTCGATGAGAACGATAAGCGCATGTTTAGTGCCGGGATGATCTCTGAGCTCAAAAATGATGTGGCTGATGCTGACTTGCAGGCTTTGATGCTTGCAATGCTGACTAGTCCAAATGAAGCTAGTGAGGAAGAAGCAAAAAACTAACTCGTTGGGTCAAGGGTGATGGTGAGCTGAGGCTGCTGATGCGCTTGGCCCGTGATTTAGGCTATACACTTTTGGAGCTGATGCAACGTATGACGCATGAAGAGCTCTTGCTCTGGAATGCGCTATACGAGGCAGAGAATCAAGAGTATGAGCAGATGGAGCGCAAATTGAAGCGCCGATAGACTGCTTCTATGCGTAGGCCGAGATTGTGGGTGTAGTTTCAAACGTTGAAGTTCGGGTTGACGCCAAGAATGCGATTAAGCAGTTCGATATACTTGCGGCCAAGTCCAGAGAATTAAACCGAGAATTAAATGGCGTCCAAGAGGAGGTTGCCGAAACAGGCGACTCTTTCTCTGGACTGCTTGGCAAGGTCACAGCACTGCTGGGTGGTATTGCCACGCTAAAGAAAGGGCTTGATGCTGCGTTTGCTCGTGAAGCGGCCGAGAATCGCTTAAAGAATCTGACCGGTTCAACAGTAGAGTATGAGCTCGCTCTGAAAGTTGCGTCAGTCGCAGCCAAGGATTTTGGACTGACTCAAACAGCTGCAACGGAAGCAATCGCTGATACCTACAGCCGTTTGAGTAATTTGGGATTTGGGCTAAAGCAAATCAATGAGCTTTATAGGGGTTTCAATGTTGTCGCCAAGCAAGCTGGGGTGAGCAGCGAAGATGCTGCAGGTGCATTCTTGCAGCTCAGTCAAGGCCTAGGCGAAGGCGTTCTGAACGGCGATAATTTGGCAATCATCTTAGAACGGATGCCACAGCTGGCGCAGGCAATCGCGGCTGAAATGGGTGTTTCTGCTGGACTGATTAAAAAGCTGGGCTCCCAGGGCAAGATTACGAGCGATATTATCTACAAGGCTTTGGCACGTGCGTCCGAATCTTCTTCGGATTTATCTGGCAAGTTGACTGAACAACAAGCAACAATGTCGCTTGTGTCCCAGAGGGCAGAAGAAATGTTTGTGCAGCTAGGTAAAGCACTAGCCCCAGCCTTCCTAACTGCCATGGACGCCATTGGAAGAGCTGCGTTCCTTTTGGGCGCAGGTTTTCAACGAGTTAATGAGTATCTTAACAGGAATGGTGAAGCCATTGAAAGGGTTGTCAAAGCTGGTATTGAAATTGCGAAGATAGTTGGTGCTGTCAAGCTTGTTATCAAAATCTATGCGCTATGGCAAAAAGCTGTCGTTGCGGTTGCTGCAGCCAAAGCAGGCTTGCTCGCCATGACGGGTAAAGGCTTGCTTCTTGTCGCGGCCGGAGCCTCTGCCGCTGCAGGTGTCTATATAGCACTTGGTGGTGCTGTTGACGGTGTAACTGCTGCCGTAGATGATTTAGCTGCAGAATCTGATGCATTCTACGATCAAAACAAGAAAGATATTGCAACGCAAATCGATCAATACAGCGGTGTTCCACCTGTCATCGAGCAGCAAGCTACAGCACTGAAAAGAGTCAATAAAGCGCTGCAAGAGAATCTGCGCCTTACAAGTCAGGTCTACAGAACTAAAGCTGTTGGCATTGACAGGGAGATACAGCTTCTCACCGTTACCAGCGATATTGAAAAAGAACGGCTGAACTCTGCGCTTGAGAAGGCCAAAGCTGGGAATGACTTCAACAAGGTCTATGAGATCCAAATCAAACTTGCCGAGATTGATTTTGACCTCGCAACTAAACAGATCCAGGCTGAAGTCAGAAAGCTCAAACTTGCCTATGAATTGCTAAAGGCCAAGAAAGCCATTGTCGAAGCCTCGATCATTGAGAATGAAGCGAATGGCGCGGTTGTTGCCAGCCTAAAGAAAAAGCTAGCCCTGTTGGATGTTGAAGTTAAAGAGGCCAAGGCTTCTCTTGAATTTGGGGAAAAGCTGGCGAAAGAGCAAATGAAGCAAGCAAAAGCGGTGAAAGCCGCTGCTGAAGAGGCTGCAAAGATGCAGCTTGAACAGTCGCTTGCTGCAGAAGCAGCCGCTAAACAGGCAGCATCTACGGATAGAACAGCTTCAAACGCTGAAAGAGCTGCAAACGCAATGGCGCGACAAACTCAAGAATTGCAGAAGCAAACGAAAAAGACCGAAACTTTCCAGATGAGCAAAGAGCTTATGGACTTGGCACGGGGTGACAGGACGTTTGCCAACATAGGCGAACAAATAGAATTTTTTAGAGAGGCTGAAAAGCCATTTATCGACCTGAAACAGAAGTCTGAATCTCTTTCTCAAGCGCAAGATCTGCAAGCAAAGGCAACAGAGGCTGCGTCACTTGGGATGGATTCTCTTGCACGCCAGCTTGAGCGCTACGCAGAGCAGGTTGCTAGCGCTGGCAAAGTCCTAAGCCAATTCAGAGAAAGCAAGAGCGAACAGTCTTCTGATTTTGGGACAGCATTGACCCCGTATGCAACGGGTGGGTACGTCAAAAAGCCCACTAAAGCCCTTATCGGTGAGGCTGGCCCTGAATATGTCATCCGCGAAGATCAGATGAAGGAAGCCATGACACGTTACGCATCTGGCAAGCGTGGCGATGCGGTCATTCCTGGCGGCAGCACGTCACCTAACATCAGTATTAAGACCGGCCCAATCATGCAGGTTGACGGGCAAGACTATGTTTCTCGCGCTGACTTTGAACGCGGCATGAAGGAAATGTCTTCATCCCTGCTAACTACGATTCGTCGATCACCGTCCACTCGCTCAAGGTTGGGAATCTGATGGGCATCGCAAATGCAATGTTCTTCCGCGCCTACAGCGGCATCCAGAACATCTACAGATTTCAAAACTACGAGGTAGACACTAATGTCGATGGGTATGACTACGCCCCCTTTCAAACCTCAGAGATCGTAACTTCAACAACGGGCGACCAAGGCTCACTCACAGTTGAGTTTCCTTACACCC